AGTAGAACGCTCAAACTCTCGATTCTTGCTGATGTTGCTGACCTCAAGAAAAATCTTGATACTGGCTCTAAAGAGGTTGAAGGCTTTGGCGGTAAGTTAGAGAAGTTTGGCAAGGTTGCAGCAGCAGCCTTTGCAGCAGCAGCGGCAGCAGCAGCGGCCTATGCGGTCAAGTTAGCCGTTGATGGTGTTAAAGCAGCTATCGAAGATGAGGCTGCCCAGTTGCGTTTAGCCAATGCCTTAAAGAATGTTACTGGCGCAACCCAAGCTCAGATTTCAGCGGTTGAGCAGCAGATACTCAAAACTTCTTTGGCTACTGGCGTTGCTGATGACCAACTGCGCCCAGCGCTCCAGCGTCTAGCAACTGCAACAGGATCAGTAACTGAGTCCCAAGATTTATTAAACCTAGCCTTAGACATATCAGCTGCTACTGGCAAAAGTGTTGAATCGGTATCCAATGCCTTAGGTAAAGCTTATGAAGGCAATACTGGCGCTCTTACTCGTTTAGGCGTTGGCTTGTCTGCTGCAGAAATCAAAACCCTTGGACTAGAAGGAACTGTAAAACAATTAGCCGAAACCTTTGGTGGAGCAGCTACAGTTCAAGCTAATACTTTTGAAGGTCAAATAGCAAGACTCAAAGTGGGCTTTGATGAAGCCAAAGAATCCGTAGGAGCTGCTTTGCTACCGACCCTTCAAAAGCTCTTGGATTACTTTATAAACACAGTTATCCCTAAATTTATTGAGTTCAAAGACGCAGCACTAAAGCCAGTTACCGATGCAATTGCGAGAAATAAGGATTCTCTAACTATCCTCTATAACTTTATTAAAGACTTTGTAGTTCCCGTATTGATTAACAATCTTGGCGCAGCGCTTGGCTTTATTGGCAAAGTTGCTGGTGGCGTTCTTGATGTAATTGGCTTCGTAGTTAATGGAATAAAGAGCGCGGTAAATTTTGCCATTGATGCAATCAATGTCCTTATTCGGGCTTACAATGCGGTCCCACTTCTTCCTAATGTGGCTACTATTTCCAAGCCTTCATTCTCAGCGCCTAGCACTCCAAGCAGTTCAAGCCTTCCAAAGATTTCAACAGCTCCAAGCCCTAGCCTTCCCCCAGCTCCTAAGCCATCGACCAGCCCAAGCGTCCCATCTGGATCAGCAGTAAGCACTCCCTCAACTCTAGTTCCTAGCGGTAATGCCATCCCTTCTGGATTTAATGTCGCTGGAACAGTTGCAGCCAATAACGCTGGTGTCACTATCAATGTTAATGCCCCAAGCGCAATAGATGAAGAAGGATTCACTCGGGCCGTAGTATTAGCATTAAACACTAGCAATGCTCGCAACGGCGGTGGGGGCGCAATACTTGGCGGTCTAGTAGCGCAATGACCCTCTGGAATCCAGTCTATAGAGTTAAGGTTGATGGCGTTACAGTTACTAGCGCAACCCTAAGCGGCTTAACTATTACCTCGGGTCGTACCGACATTTATCAGCAGCCCATTGCTGGTTACTGCAATTTAAGTCTTATAGAGACAGCTGAAGCTGCAGTTCCATATGAAGTAAATGACGCAGTAACAATAGAAGTCCAAGACTCTAATGGCGATTATGTAAATCTATTTGGCGGCTTTATTACTGACTTAGGCATCACAGTCCAGACTTCAGGATCAACAGCGACCAGCCAGCAAATTAGGATTGTTGCAGTTGGAGCTTTAGCGCGACTTGCTAGGGCAGTTTATACTGGCAACTTTGCTCATCAATTTGATGGAGACCGCATTGAGGACTTACTTAGCACCGTCTTATTTGACCAATGGAATGAAGTGCCAGCGGCAGAGACTTGGAATAGTTATGACGCAACTACACAATGGCAGGATGCAGAAAATAGCGGACTAGGTGAGATAGACACTCCTGGCGATTATGAATTGCACTCTGAGACTGGCCTTAATGACACAGTTTATAATTTAGCTTCTAGGTATGCCAATAGCGGTTTAGGTTATTTATATGAGGATGCTCAAGGCCGTATTGGATACGCCGATTCAACACACCGCAGCCAATACCTTGCGAATAATGGCTATGTTGATCTTGATGGCAATCACGCCATCGGCCCAGCTCTTTCAATAGTCAAGCGCGCTGGAGATGTCCGCAACGCAATCACAGTTGGCTATGGCATTGGCAGCGCATCGGTCAATGATGAGGATGCAGCGTCTATTTCCCTTTACGGCCAACTAGCTACCACAATATCTACAACGCTTAGGCATCAAGCTGACGCGGAAGCCCAAGCCGCCTTTTATTTACTTATTCGCGCTTATCCTCAATTTGCTCTAAGGCAGATAACTTTTACGACTGCCAGTCCAGAGATTGATGATGCCGACCGAGATAGCCTTCTAAATGTATTTATGGGTATGCCGTTGAATATTACTAATCTGCCATCCAATATGACCGATGGCGAGTTTCAAGGATTTGTTGAGGGTTGGACTTGGACTGCAAGTCTTAACCGCCTAGACCTGACGATGAACCTATCGCCTATAGCTTTCAGCCTTCAAGCCTTCCGTTGGAACTCAGTCCCAGCGGTAGAGAGTTGGAATACAATAAACCCATTACTGGAATGGTATAACGCTACAATTGTGGCATAGGAGACTAAATGGCAACGACTACTAATTACGGCTGGGACACTCCTGACGATACTGATCTCGTCAAGGATGGCGCAGCTGCAATTCGCACATTAGGAAGCTCAGTCGATACAACGACAAAGAACCTAAACCCACAGACAACTACTGGCGCACTTGCTTATAGATCAGCAACTGCAAATGTAAATACTGCTTTGCCTATTGGAACTACGGGTCAAATTTTAACAGTAGCTGGCGGAGTCCCAACTTGGGCTGCTCCTGCTGGTGGTGGCAAAGTGTTGCAAGTAGTAAGTGCGGTTCATAGCACTAGCGTAGGAATAACAACAACTTCATACGCAGATACAGGATTAACGGCAACAATTACGCCGTCATCAGCGACATCTAAAATCTTGGTTTTAATATCTCAAGCAATAACAGTAAGCGGTGGAACAGTATCGGGCGGCGCAGTTAAAATTGTCAGAGGTGCGACAGATATTTACACAGTCGCAGGATCTAATAACCAAGCGTTTTTGGCAGGTGAAGTAGGCGCTAATAGCTACAATGGCGGTTCGTCTGCTTTTAACTATTTAGACTCACCAGCAACAACATCTGCGACAACTTACAAAACACAGGGCAGACGAAATGCCAGTGCTTCAAGCGTAATGACTTTTAACGCCGATGGCGCAAGTAGTTCAATAACACTTTTAGAGATAGGCGCTTAATATGCAACACAGCGAAAAAATGAAAGCAATACAATTTATTCGTCCGAATGCCGAATTTATTTTGGCAGGTGATGATTTGACTTGGTGTGATGAAAAACAAACTGAACCAACAGAGGCAGAAATTAAAGCAGGTTGGGTGGCTTATCAAGCATCACAAAAAGCTAAAGCTGAAGCAAAAGCCACAGAAAAGGCAGCCCTGCTGGATCGTCTAGGTATTACTGAGGACGAGGCAAAGCTTCTTCTTTCGTAATGGCCAGACTATGTGCAGCGGGTGTGCAGTTACGGGAGCAGATTGATGACGATTATCCTGATAGGGATCGTAAGTCTGATGGCTGGATTGCTGATGCTAGGCACATTGCGAAAGGCAATTCTGACCATATACCAGTCGATGGAATTGTTAGAGCTATAGATATTGATTCTGACTTATCAGCACATAAGGAAGAAGCTTATGCGCTGGTCGAGAAGATTCGTAAGTGCGCCAAAAGAGGCGATAAGCGAATTGCTTACATTATTTTTGATGGAAAGATTATGAGTCCCATACTTGGATGGAAGCGCAGAAAATATAATGGCGCTAATCCTCACCGGTCGCATTTCCATATTTCATTTACAACTTTGGGAGACAAAGATGGCAGTTATTTCAACCTCGAAGGAGAAACTAATGAGCGACCTAAAGAAGATGGCAGAGAGCTGGGCAAAGACATTCCTAGCAACGGCACTAGCGACCTATCTGGCAGTCGGCCTAGATGTCGATGCAATTGCCAATGCAGCTCTCGTATCAGTCTTGCCTAGCATCATTAACTGGCTTAACCCTAACTACGAGCGCTACGGCAAAGTCCGTTAATGCCAGCGGCTGAATTGGCCACCTTAGTAGCTTCAGTCTTAGGATCAATA